CGTGAAAGTTGAGACTCCGAGGTTTGCGCCCCTTGGGCCACCTCGTTTCGAGTTTCGTTTATTTGTATTTCGACGGCCTCTATTGCGTCTTTGACCTCCCTTGTTTCTCGAATAAGGGTTTCTATTTTGTCTTCGACGGCCTTGAAATTTGCGGCCTCTGCCAGTAGGTGGAGGTCGCGCGTTGTTGATGTTGACATCAATGTGGGGTTTATCCGACATTGCAATAGTAGGTGTGCTTGTTGTCGTGTTATTGCCCAGGATTCCGTAATCTCTGAGCTTGTGTTGGACGTAAAGTGCGGTTGCAACTTTATAGTCTCCTAAGTCAAATGCCTTCTTGGCGAGTTCGAGATCAGCCTCTGACAGATCTCTGTTATTAAAATATGCTCGGTCGTGATCCTTGCACGCCGAGTCAAGTTCGTCAATAGCTTCCGAGGTTCCTTCGACGCTATTTTGGTATTTACCGTCGCTCCAACCTGGGCCACAGTAATTGCCGTGATATGCAAATTGCATGCAACAGTGTAGACTATCCGCCTCAGCGATATATTCTACATGCCAAGTCCCAACGTTTCGGCGTAACGAAGGGTCCATAGATTCTAACAAGAGCCAGTATCTGTAGCACCATGTTAGTGTTGGTATAAAAGGTAAAGATTTAGCGTCGGCTCCAAATTCTGAAACCAAAACTCTCTCTATCTTAGTGCGTGGGTACCAATCTCGTCCGTACAGGATATCGAAGTATCTGATGAGCCAAATTAGATAGTCGACAATTTGGTCAAAAGCCTCTTCACCATGGAAGGCTGATAAAACAGCTAAGGAGTATACCTTACAATATTGCTCATAAGGTTTCATTCCCTTTGGGTTCTTAAATACAATTGAACTCCAAATTCTTTGGCGATTATAGGCTGGAGCATTATAACCTCTAAAATTCTTAACGGTAGCTCCAAGGAAGGTTATTCCTTCCCAATTGTCGCATTTGACTAGATCATCCTCCTTTTTCAACCGTACACCCATTCGGTCATAAAAATCCCTTCTGGTTTCATAGTGGGACAAAAATCTGCCTAATGGGGTGTCCGCAGCAGCGAACGTATGATCGTCGGCGTAGACAGCAGCATCAAAAGTTTGACGGGCCTCGCGCATATTCTGAATAGGTTTATCGACTAAGAATCTATATTTTACGGCCACCTGTGTGGCCAACTTGTCGTTGTCGGCTGATTGATGGTCAGTTTTGATAAACATTTCAGGATGCCTGGAGTACCAATGGATCATAGCAAGTATGATCATTAAATGTGCTAACGTGTTGTCCACGGTGGTATTTGCATCACCCGACTTCATATAATTAGGGACGAAGACTATTTGACCCCAAGGTAAAATGCAATAAGAACCTAAAGAGGTTGAATATATGTATTCTAGACGCTTGGCGTATTCTTCTTTATTTGGTCCATTATAGACCGCGAGCCTAATGGCTCTACATCGTTGTCGTAAGTGGGACTCATAAAATTTATCCCATTTCTTGCAGTCGCCCATACCGAAATACTTCTTTCCAGCTCCAAGCTTTTCGAATAATTCGTGAAAACCTCCATATTGGAAGGAAACACCGACTTTCGTCATCTCATCTTGGATGTGGTCGAACTGTTTATTAAAAGATTGACAACATCTTAATTGATAGGATAGCAATTCGATGCCAGGTATCTCAAAACAACGCT